GAAAGGGATTAGTGTAACCCAGCTACGAGCCAAAGCAACTATTCTTAAACAGAAGTATGGCATAAAGATTATCTTTATCGATTACCTTCAACTTATGAGTGGTACTGGCAAGTCAAACCAAAACCGAGAGCAAGAGGTATCCTACATTAGTAGGAGCCTAAAAGCACTTGCCAAAGAGCTGGAAGTACCTATTATCGCCCTATCCCAATTATCACGCAGAGTAGAAGAACGAGGAGATAAGATGCCTCAGCTATCTGACCTTAGAGAATCAGGATCAATAGAACAAGATGCTGATGCTGTGATAATGCTAATGCGACCAGGCTACTACGAACAAACTGAGTCAGTAGAGATTGGTGGTAGAGAATATTCTCCTAGTGACTTAGTAGTATGTAAGGTGGAGAAAAATAGACACGGAGCCACAAAAAACTTAGCATTAAGATTTTTACCTGAAACAATGACCTTCCAAGATTATGTCCAAGGGCTATAGAAATAGAAGAAAGTTTGAGATAGAAGCTGCTAAGGCTGTAGATGGTACCTACCAAGCTATTAGAATATTTGCTAAGAGTACAAAGGTTTTAGTCATACATCAAACTGAAGCCTTAAAGAAGGGTTATTTTTTGCTAGAGTATGAGAACGATGGTAAGCCTAGTGGCATATCAGATGAAAGGGTAGAGTTCTTTGCTTTTAACTTAGACTTAAGAGATAGAATAGTATTTATACGAGCAGAGTTTTTACGAGTAAAGGCTAGAAGATATTGGAGAATAGGTGAGATAAAAGTAAAGGATAAAATAAAATATGTTAAGATGCCAACTGATGAACTCATTCGCTGGTATTAATGTATATTAATAATATATTGTAATTTTGGTGATGGCATACCTATCAGCAAGTAATTTAACAAAGATGATGTTAGACTTTTTAAAGGATGGTGGCAATGAAGTATGGAGGAATAATAACTTAGCTGTTAGAGGTAGAGCCTTTATAGGTAGAAAAGGAGTTCCTGACATTATTGGTTACAATAAAAAGTATGGTTACTTTGTTTGCTGTGAAATAAAAGCTATTGGCGATAGAATGTCTGCGGATCAAATGGTATTCTTAGAAGAGTTATCAATGGCAGGAGGAACTGCGATGCTTTGCCAACAGATTAGAGATGAAACAATACAAGTAAAAATCTATAAAGATGGCGAAAACGAAGACTGGAGATTCGAGAAAGGTGAGCTTCGGAAGTAGAAAACGAGGTTCAGCTAAGAAATCATTTAATAAACATAGTGCTAAGCCCAAGGTTTACCGAGGGCAAGGCCGTTAAAACAAAACAAAATGGAAGATTTAGAATTAGAAAACAAGGAATTGAAAGCCCCTAAAACAGTAAAGAAAAACAAAGATGTTTTCTCACAGGAAACTTTTGACTTTTTACAACAAGTCTTAATTGACTTTGCAATAGATATGAAACATAGGCCTAAGCTAAAAGAAATCTTAGCAGCTACAAAGCCTGAATCAAAGAGCAATAGTATTTAATAAATAAAACAAAAAACAATGGCAGTAACTAAAGAGAAGATTTTCCTAGGAAGGTCTTTCACAATGAAGACAGCATTTGGGGAGTTTAAGAAAGTATCTTTCGGCCCTGATGATTTAAAGAAAATGAATGACTTTGCAGCAACTAATAATGGTTGGGCTAACATTCTTATTAAAAACAAAAAGGATGCTAAACCAGGTGAGGCAGGTTTCTATATCGAGCTAGACACTTGGGTAGCTGACGGTAAGCCAAAAAAGGACTTGCCATTTTAACTTATTCTTATGAGAACAAATATTAAAGAGATTGTAATTAATTTATTAGTTTTGTTAGCAGGTGTTTATTTACCATTTGCTTTTATAGTTAATGAGTTTAATCCACTTGAATGGCATTGGATCACTAGAAGCTTATACGTATTAACCTTGGTTGGTATGTTAACTTACGCAATGCAAGAGTTCAAGAAAAAATAGTTTGTGTGTTTTTTTTGAAATAAAGGTAGCCCTGTCGTTTCTACGATGGGGCTTTATTATAATAAAACACCCCCAGTTTTTACCTGAGGGTGAAACCAAAAACCACCAACTATGAGAGAGCTTCTTAAGTATTCCTATTTGTTTTATCGTAGAACCTTGTTATAACGGTTCCGAATAAGGCCTCTTGATATCTCTTGATAAAAGAGTCTGAGCTCTCATTAATATAGAAGAAGTCTTGGGATTGCATATAGACATAGCATCTGTCTTTGTCTTCATCATCTTCTGTTACTGATTCAACTAAATGAATGTTAATCCAAGCATTACTTTGTTCGGTACATTCTTCTAAATCATAGCTATCGTCTTCCGTAAGCTGTTCGATTTGCAGTAACATCTCTTGCACTCTCTTTAATAATGATTAATCTTAGTTTCATTGCTACATCTTTCAGTCTATCTTCTAATAATTTCTGCTCTAATTTTAGAGCCTTAATTACTTCATCAGGATGTTGTTCGCCCATACAAATTTACGTTTTAATTATTACAGAAATAAAAAGTGCATACCTTATTGATTATCAATATGATACACACTTAATTGTTAATTGTTTAAAGTGAGTTTGTTAATTGTCTACTTCCTAGGTAGCCTTATTATCTTGCTACCTAATGGCATAGGCACGAATATAGCAATTCTTCCGTTATCTAAAACAACCCCACATCCTAGTGTTGGTCGTTTGGGGAAAGGTCGTGAATATTCCATTGCGTAAGCATTAATATCTATACCACAACCGACATTCATACCGAATATCATATCCTTATCTGAGCTACTATAAAGTACACCACCGAAGGAGTGGATGTGACCAATGACTGTTGATTGACGAGCATCTCTTGCTCTATTGATGGCACCAGCTTGTCCTGATGATCCTGTGCCGTGCGTATATAGAACACCATCTATTTCCCATTCTAAGGCCCATTTCCAGCCCTTAGGAGCTTCCCAAGCATCTTCATAGGATTTAATAAAACGTTCTGGTAATCCGTTCGCTATGGCCTTTCTTTTATGTAGGGCTGAGTGGTTACCGATACAGACTTTTACATTAGGGAATCTCTTGTACCAAATGTTAAGCTGTTGCATAGCCATAATAGCCTCCTTAGAAGCTGACTCCCCATTAGGGTTAGTTTCGTGGAATGAGATAGCGTGGTTATCCACTTCATCACCGATGTGAACAATTTCAGAACATTGGAACTTGTTGAATACCTCATAACAAAAGTCGAGGTATTTAGGATGGCAGAAGGGGAAGTGCGTATCACCTATGATACCCACGTTTTTGGTTTTAGCCATATTGGTTGGGTTTGGTTAGTATGGTGAGTAATGGCTCTTGCCATTTACCTTGGTTGCTCTCAAGGTTTGCTTTCTATTGTCTTTACCTCTATATCCTACGTGCACCCAATCAGGTTTCTCTTTAGTACCAAATTCCCAAATTAGCTGGTCGTAGTCAAGATTGTCTTTTATATAATTAAATACCTCTGTATTAGTAACTCCTGTTCCACTATCATCCATATCTATATCAGCCGCACGGCCTAGGCAATGATCTGAACTTACCGAGCCTCCAATGAAATGGTTGAGCATCTTTCCCCTGTATCCACTAGAAATATTGATTGAGCCGAAACGTAATCTTATCGGCTCAAGTACCTTTTCGCAAAGTGTCTTTAGGTTTTCTAAATGTTCTGCTGTAGGTGTATTATCTAAGCCTTCTCTTTTAGCCGATTCACTTCTAGTAAATTCTGATAACGCAAAATGTGCTGATAACTTCATAACTATTTTTTAAATATTTTCTCTACAGATGTTAAACCTAAACATCCGAACGCTAACAAAGCTACTGATTCTACTAGAATTGCTGATGGGGCTATATGCTCTTCACTAAAACTATTGTGGTACATAGTAACGCATAACGTTACTACACATAACAAACCACATATACGCTTCATACTTAATTGACCTGATTCATCACAAAAGAATTGTCTCATTATTTTATACTTTGAAATTGTAAAACTATTATTGCTATTAAAATTACCTTTTGTGCGAAGTCGTATTTTTTGTCTTTTTGAACTTCGGCTTCTCTTGCGTAATAAGTGTTTCTATTTGCTTCATATTTCCATTTCCAATTATAGAAGCTATCTTGCTTAAGATAAATTTCTTTATTAAGGCTATCATATTTAATCTTGAATTTATTGTAATAAAATACCGAATCTCTTAGTGTGGTTATCTTGTTGTTAAGGTGTAAAAAAGTATTGTTTATCTCCTTGCCTTGTTCTAAGGTCATTATAACAACAGAGTCCTGGTTAATCTTCTTAACCTTTGGGTATTGGCAATAAGCTGAATGAACTACCAGTATCAACAGACACAGAATCCAAAATTGCTTTAATTTCATTTAATTCGTTTTTTAGCTCTTTATTCTCATTGGACAGTTTTATTATCTTATTAGTCGTAGCTATTATTAGCTTCTCTTTAGTAAC